TGACTAGATGCGTTATTTGTCAGAAGAAGGTCGGAGTCCTAGGATTCGCGTGCAAGTGTGAAGGAACTTTTTGCGAAAAACATCGATTGATGGAATCGCATCAGTGCCCGACTCTATTGGTGAAATCTAACGTGGTTTTAATCAAGATTGTGGCTGATAAATTGACCAATCGCGTGTAATATATCGTCATCGTAAAGTATTTAAATAAGAACTCTTTATACTAGCATATAATTATGTGGGCATCGCCTGTAATATATTATACTTCAAATGAAAAGAGGATATACGATTGTTATGAAATACACGAAAAAACTGGAGAAATACGAAATAACCAAACCAACCGATATATTTCATCAAACGATGGTAAAAATACGATTAGGGTGACTCTATTCAGAGACCGTAATAAGGGAGAGAAAGTATCTGTTGCAAGAGCCATTTTATCAACATTTGTTGGTGAACCTCCGACAAGACATCATACCGCAGATCATATAAATACAAATTATCAAGACAATAGACTCGAAAATCTAAGATGGGCTACAAAAAGTGAACAATCATATAACCAAACTAGAACCGGGGATAGAGACTATAAAAGAATACCAATTATAGTAACAATAGACAACATCGAGAAGGAATACCAAAGTATTTCGGAGGCTTCTAGAGATCTTGGAATATCCGGAGGTACAGTACATAACATACTAAATGAAGCTTTTGATAGCTCGCGCAAATTCAAAAATATATCGATAAAATACAAGGAAATAACACAAGATCTAGAAGATGAAATTTGGTTAGAGTTAGAAGAAAAACCAAATGTGTATATTTCACAATATGGGCGTGTTAAAATCGTGCGGTCACGTATAACTATAATACGAAGTTCCGCAGATATCGCAAGAGAACGTAGTAATAACTACCCCAATGTTTCTATTTCGGGGAAACAACACTATGTTCATCGATTAGTGGCCAAGTATTTTCTACCAATCGCTGACTGTGTGTACAACACGGACCTTGTCATAGATCATTTAGATTGCGATAAGAATAATTCACGTGCTTCAAATTTACAATGGGTTTCTCGTTCTGAAAATACACGGAGACATTGGGCCACTGTTAAATAACTTAAAAAAAATAAAATGATACACATAAGTAAATCTCATCATGCCTAAATTTCTGGGATGAAAAGTTATATGCCATGGAAATTCGAGCTCTTTCCATGGATACTTCATTTGAACTCTCGAACGTGAAAACGTATAGTCTATAGCTAGTAATTCGAAAGAATTGCGAGACTGCTTGTTGCGGGAAACCCCTTAGAGCCCAAGGTACCAAGGGATGTTGGGAAACCACATCCTGGCCGAGAATAGAACTCGGGTATGGTAATAATCCTTGGGATTGGGCAATCCGCATGGTAACTTCCTAACGGCGCTATGTCAAGCCTACGGAAGGCCGTCAGAGACTGAACGGCAGTCGGCATCCTATAATGAGTGTAGACAAACTCTAGGGTGCTTAAGATACAGTCCGCCCCACTGAGAAATCTTTGGGAATAGGCGGGAGCCATTGCGCAGCTCGTAAGTTACGGTGCTCAGGATGTATATCTCACCGGAAATCCCCAGATCACGTTTTTTAAGTCCGTGTACAGGAGATACACGAACTTTGCGCTCGAGAGCATTCAGCAGCAATTCGACGGGATCGAGGACTTCGGCAAATTCCCGACGGTCACGATTTCTCGTAATGGTGATCTTTGCGGCCCCGTGTGGATTGAGGTCACTCTGCCGAGCCTTCAAGGGTACAACATCACCCCTACCCCACCAATTTCCCTGGGGTCTACGACGCTCACCAACACTACCAACGTGGCTGCACTGAGTAACGTATTCACGGATGCCTCCGGTAACTACTGGCAGTCCAACAATGCCGGTGTGTATTCCAACCTTATTGCGGCATATAGCAATGTGGATGGATCTTATTACACTTCTAGTGCCAACGTTTCTGACATTGGGAATACGTCTAAGTATGTCGCCAACATTATCACATGGCCCTACATGAACTTTGTCGGGAACGGATTAGTGAGTAATGCTATTTCCAACGTGAGCATCCCAACTTCTAACTTGCGCTATGTCAATGGAGTGGGTCTGGCACTGTTTAACTCTATCGAGCTCCAGCTTGGTGGTCAGCGGATAGACAAGCACTACTCCAACTGGTGGGACGTGTGGACTGAGCTGACGGAAACCTCTGAGAAATTAGCGGGATACAACAAGATGGTCGGGCGTTACGATCCTACATATTACAAGAACAACTGGGACCTCAGCATGGCTGCCGGAGGAACCTACTACGTCCCGATGAAATTCTGTTACAACAGGAACCCTGGGCTGTATATGCCTCTGGTCGCCCTTCCATATCACGAACTGAAAATGAACTTTGACATCAACACGTATTTGAATTGTGTGAAGTGCAATTACCCCATCACCAGTCTGACTTCTCAGAACGGCGCGACACCCCTCGCGATAACCAACATGAAGCTATACTGCGACTACGTGTTCCTAGATGCGCCCGAACGCATTAGGATGTCAGAGATCCAACACGAATACCTGGTTACTCAGTTGCAGTGGCAGGGGTCTGAGCCCGTTACTTCCCCGACCGCCCCATCTGGTTCTCAGAACCGTAAATTTACTCTAAACTTCAACCACCCCGTAAGGGAACTTGTTTTCGTTTACCAAGCTGCCAGCACGTATGACTCCGACCCCGTTGACGGTAATAACATTTTCGACTACGAGATTCCTCTACCCGTCGGCAATGGAACTGAGGTGTTCGAAGAGGTAAAACTCATTATCAACGGTAGTGATCGCTTCTCTGCACGCCCAGGTGCCTATTTCCGTCTAGTGCAACCCTACGAACATCACGTTCGCGTGCCAAGCAAGTCAATATATGTATACTCGTTTGCGTTGGAAGACGCCGACTCCAAGCAGCCTAACGGGTCTGCCAACTTCACTCGGTACGATTCGGCGCAACTACAGGTCGTGTTGAATGCCAGCTTGCCAAGTGGACGCGTTCAGATTTACGCCCCCAATTTCAACGTTCTTCGCATAGCGAGTGGTATGGGGGGTCTTGCTTTCGCCAGCTAAACACTTTTCCAGGTGCGATCATAAGCAGACTAGATTTGACGATATGATCTGTTTAGCTTTCGCTTCATAATCATAACAAAGCATTGTTCGTTAATTAGTTTGTCGATACGAAAACATCTCCATATCGACAAATATGTAAGACAAAATTAAGATTTTACTTGGCGATCAACGTGGCTGTAAACCCAGTATCTAATCCGCCGATGATAGTCTGAGTATTGCCCATAGTCTGAGCGATGGAAACTGTGATGGAATCGGTGTTGGATAACTGCACGATGTAAGACCCTGATGTGATGTAGTTATGCGACGCGCCTGATGAGTATATTTGCGTCAGAGTCTTGTGTCTAGATCCATTTTTGAGCAAATGAACCTGCATTTCACCAGATCCCGCGGTAGGTCCCCATGCACATGACCCATTTACCTGATAATATCCAGCAACCCCTGGCGTGTATGCTCTAGTAGCCAAGCTGAACCCGCCGCTAGTGTCATACACGACGTTAGAGTATAATGGAGTCGTGTTACCAGTGGTGCTTATCGTCTGAGTTGCCAAGTTTCCAAAGTACACCGAAAACGCCGGACCGTTGGGAATGCCCGTCAGCAACGCTCCGTTACCACGGAAGTAATTTGCCGACACGTTCCCGGTGACGTTTACTTGCCCAGATACGATGACGTTTCCAGGGGCCGTCACGTTACCTATGATGTCGATGTTTCCCGTGGACGGCAGACCGGTATTCCACCCACTACCAAGCTGGACGATGTTCAAGAACGTTCCTACGTCGGACCGTATTTGTTCGCCAGAACCTGCTGTCATACCCACTGCAGTTCTCAGACGATAATCCGTGGTCGTCGAAGGAGTTACTATGATATCAAGAACAGGAGCGGGAGTATTGGAAGATGTGAGAGACGGTGGCAACGTTTCCGACGATGGGCCAATTTGAACACCAGTGGTGCTGTTGACTAGTCTAAATGCGTAGAAGTAGTTGGACGCCGCTTGCCATCCTAATTGCGCAGTAATGCGGTATGTGACTCCGCCCTCCAGAGTAAACACCCCCGTGGTAGAGTTATACGTGATACCGTCACTCTCGCGAACCGAATTCATAATGACGTTGATGTTGGACCAGTTTCCAGACGAGATGGTTTGATTTGTAGCCCGCACTGCCGCCAAGTATCTAGCAGGAGGAGCAATGCCTTCTAGGAACGCGCCGTTTCCGACGAAATATTCGGCCGACACATTCCCGGTAGCGATAACGTTGCCCAGAATATCCGCAGAAATTGTGGTCGGAAGTGTAGTCGAAACGCCTTCCAAAAGTGCACCATTACCGAGGAAATACTCTGCAGATACGTTTCCGGTGGCGGTGACATTGCCGAGAACATCCGCAGTGACGGTGGTCGGGAGCGTAGCAGTTACACCGGTCAGCAGCGCGCCGTTACCCAGGAAGTATGAAGCTGTCGCATTGCCACTTAGAGAGAGATTCGTCGTGACACGGTTGTTTAAGTATTCCAATGCTTCAGACAGCGAGTTTCCTCCCGGAACTGTTCCAACATTTGCAGACAATTCTATGTAGTCGTCGGAGTAATCGCCATAAGCCGCTAAAACATCATTAGTGCGTCCGAATACAGTATTCACCGGGAAATTTGCGCCTTCGAAATTCAACCAATTTAGGTCGACATTGGATGGTGATGCGGTTAGCAGATACGAGTTTCCGTCATCCGATTGTCTGACGAGAGAACCTATGGGTAGATCACCCCCGCCTAGAGCAAGACGAGCTGCCGTATCTGCGACATAACCCTGTGGTACAGTGAGATATCCGTCGAGATATTGTTGCTGTATATAACCTGTAGAGTCTAACGTTGCGACACCTGACATGTTCGCACCGTTACCTACGATGTAAGCAGCCTCCACGTTTCCAGTGGCGGTGACATTACCAAAGACGTCGGCGGTGATCTCAGACGGGATAGTGGAAGGGACATCGGTCAGCAATGCGCCATTGCCGATGAAATACTCGGCAGACACGTTACCGGTAGCAGTGACATCGGTCAATAATGCGATATTCGCGATGACATAATCCGCAGACACGTTACCGGTAGCAGTGACGTCGGTCAATAATGCGATATTCGCGATGACATAATCCGCAGACACGTTACCAGTGGCAGTAACGTCGGCCAACAATGCACTGTTGCCAAGGAAGTACTCAGCAGACACGTTACCAGTGGCAGTGACATCGGTCAATAATGCGATATTTCCGATGATATAATCCGCAGACACATTCCCGGTGGCAGTGACGTTACCGAGGACATCGGCGGTAATCTCCGAGGGAAGAACATATGTTTCGATGCCGCTCAACAGGGCACCGTTACCTAGGAAATACTCCGCAGACACGTTCCCGGTGGCAGTGACGTTACCGAGGACATCCGCGGTAATCTCGGAGGGCAGTACGTATTGTTCGATGCCTGTCAGTAGGGCACCGTTACCTAGGAAATACTCCGCGGACACGTTACCAGTGGCAGTGACGTTACCGAGGACATCGGCGGTGATCTCAGAAGGCAGCACGTATTGTTCGATGCCTGTCAGTAGGGCACCGTTACCTAGGAAATACTCCGCGGACACGTTACCAGTGGCAGTGACGTTACCGAGGACATCGGCGGTGATCTCAGAAGGCAGCACGTATTGCTCGATGCCGGTCAACAAAGCACCGTTACCTAGGAAATACTCCGCGGACACGTTACCAGTGGCAGTGACGTTACCGAGGACATCGGCGGTGATCTCTGAGGGCAGTACATATTGCTCGATGCCGGAAAGCAGAGCA